ATGAGCGCCAATAAAACTCAGGATCGCGTCGAGATTTACCTGAGCGTGTTAATCGCGGTGGTGGTGATCGCGTTCAGCTTCCTGATACCCTCGGTCTTCTGGTCAGCCGCTAACTTCCAGTCCATTGCCTCGCAAATGCCGATCCTCGGCGTGTTGGCCCTCGCGATGGCGGTGACGATCCTCACCGGGGGGATCAACCTGTCCATCATCGCCACCATGAACGCCTGCGGTCTGGTGATGGCCTGGGTCGCTACCCATTATCCCCCAACCTTCAGCAGCATGCTGCTGGTGATTGCCGCCGGGTTAGTCATGGCCCTGGCGATCGGTTCGGTGATTGGATTTTTGGTCGCCGTGGTGCGGGTCTCGCCGATTTTAGCCACCCTTGGGATCATGACCCTGTTGAAAGGCATTAATATCCTTATCTCCAAAGGTTCGGCGATTTCTAACTTCCCGGACTATATTCTGGTGATTAACAGCACCAATATCCTCGGCATCCCGCTGCCGCTGCTGGTCTTTCTGGCAGTGGTGGTCGTATTGTGGGTGATCCTCGAAAAATCCGCTTTCGGGCGCACCCTCTACCTGATCGGCTCTAACGAGCAGGCGACCCACTACTCCGGGATCAATACCCGTAAAACCCTTATCTGGGTCTATGTGCTCTCCTCGGTACTGTGCGTGATTGCCGCCCTGCTGATGATGTCGAAACTCAATTCAGCCAAGGCCTCTTACGGTGAATCTTATCTGCTGGTGTCGATTCTGGCGGCTGTACTGGGCGGGGTAAATCCGGACGGAGGCTTCGGTAAAGTCTTTGGCATGGTGATGGCGCTGATCCTGCTCCAGATGCTGGAGAGCGGCCTCAATATTCTGGGCGTGAGCAGCTACATCACCATGGCTCTGTGGGGCGGCTTGCTGCTGGCGTTTATTTTCCTGAAGGGGGCGCAGATCTCGCGTCTGTTTGGTAAACCCTGATCGCCGCTAATTCTGCTCGCTGCGCCGGTTGGTGTGGTCGTCACTGCACTGCTGGCCCGGATCATCATCCTGCTTATCATGGCGGATGGGATGGCCCTGGCTGTCATAGATGATATCGTCATCGCCCGCAGCCCAGGCGCATGATGCAGCGAATGTCACTAACGCGGTAATCAAGGTCAGTTTGTTCATTTTGAACCCCTCGCGAAGTTGTCGTTATTAGCGAGTACTACCTTTTTACAGAATAGTTATCCGTAACGCGAAGCGGGTCGTAAAGAAAGGTGATTAATTCCGGTGAATACGAGGAAAGTTTGAGAGGACGATGAATTTCAGGCACAAAAAAACCACCTTTCGGTGGTTTCACGACACTGCTTATTGCTTTGATTATTCTTGTCTTTCCCATGGTAGCCGGAGTGGGACTTGAACCCACACAGCGCGAACGCCGAGGGATTTTAAATCATGCGTGTTGTTGATAATAATCATAGACATACGTCATTTTTTCGCCATTAATCTATATTTTTTTAGAATGAATAATCAACCAGTTATGATTATCAAAATGTCACAATGGCGAAGCTTTTAGGGGCAAAAACTTTGCGTATCTCCTTCCAGAAAGCACACCCGACCCTTTTTACACCGGACACTCATCGTCAGCATTCGCGCTGTTGATGAAGAACGTCACCCGCCCCAGTACTTCCACTTCTTCTGCGGCCTCCCCCTCAATCGCTTCGCCATCATCCGTGATTAATGCCCTTCCCCTGAGTTTCGCAAACTGCGTTCGACCGCCAATGAGTATCAGGAGAGTCTGTCCCTGCACTAAACGAGTAACTGGCTCGATCAGTGCGAACCCGGATGATGTTTCAAGAATGCGCGTATCGATGCCTACGCCACAGATAAGCTCCGGTGTCATCCGCTGAGAAACGTAATCAGCCGCCGGTGAAGGAAAGCCCATTAGTGAACCCTCCCCATGTTGCGCAGGATCCAGTAGTGATTGTCGGTTCCGTCAGTTGTTTTATCCGTGAAATCTGGCTGGTAGCGCTGTATCCACTCGTTGGCGTCGGCCCGGCTGAAATGCCAATGGACCTTTGCCAACTCACGGATAAAGTCTTCAGTGCGCAAGCACCGGTAGCCTTTGGGGTTTAGCTGTATTGCGGCCACAAATGCGGCGTGAATGTCGTGACGGCGGGGCATGATCTGCACTCCCTTTACTGTTTTTATATACAGTATCTACAGATATGGATGTCGATCAAGTTGTCAATGAGTGATAAACTTTCGCACCTCTCAGAATTTACTGATTTATATAATGTTAAAGATATTCGCCAAGTACACATCGATAGGCCTCATCAATACACTCATTCACTGGGTTATATTCGCTGTCTGCATCTATATGTTCCACACCAACCAGGCTCTGGCTAACTTTGCCGGCTTTGTCGTGGCTGTAAGTTTCAGCTTCTTTGCTAATGCCAGGTTCACATTTGAAGCAAAAACAACCACGCTGAGGTATATGCTTTATGTCGGGTTCATGGGAACGTTAAGTGCAGTTATTGGTTGGGCTGCTGATGAGTGCGGCATGCCGCCAATTGTTACTCTGTTTGTATTCTCTGCCATTAGTCTGGTATGCGGTTTCATTTACTCAAAATTCATAGTATTTAGGGATGCGAAATGAAAATTTCCTTGGTTGTTCCTGTCTTCAATGAAGAAGATGCGATTCCTATTTTCTATAAGGCCGTGCGGGAGTTTGAAGGGCTTCAGCAGCATGAAGTTGAAATAGTCTTCATCAATGACGGAAGCGAAGACGCGACAGAATCAATTATTAACGCGCTTGCTGTCACCGATAAGCTTGTAATTCCACTGTCATTCACACGCAATTTCGGAAAAGAACCCGCACTGTTCGCAGGTCTCGATCACGTTACAGGTGAAGCGATTATTCCAATTGATGTAGATTTACAGGACCCAATCGAGGTAATACCCAAGCTGATAGAGAAATGGCAAGAAGGTGCAGATACGGTGCTGGCAAAGCGTGTGGATCGCTCCACAGATGGACGGCTCAAACGTAAAACAGCAGAGTGGTTCTATAAACTGCATAATAAGATTAGCGCCCCCAAAATAGAGGAAAATGTCGGCGACTTTCGCTTAATGTCGCGCGATGTTGTTGAGAATATCAAACTCATGCCAGAACGTAATTTATTTATGAAGGGAGTATTGAGTTGGGTTGGGGGTCGCACTGAGGTTGTAGAATATGCGCGTGCTGAGCGAATTGCCGGGAGCACCAAATTTAATGGCTGGAAGCTGTGGAATCTTGCCTTAGAAGGAATAACCAGCTTTTCAACATTTCCTTTGCGTGTCTGGTCCTACATAGGGTTTATTGTTGCGACACTTTCCTTCTTTTATGGAGCATGGATGATAGTTGATAAGCTAGTTTGGGGGAACCCGGTTCAGGGATATCCTTCATTACTGGTATCAGTGCTTTTTCTTGGAGGCATTCAACTTATAGGAATAGGTGTTTTAGGTGAGTACATAGGACGTATTTACATCGAAACTAAAAATAGACCTAAATATATTTTGAGAAAGAAAAAATGATTAAGAATTATTTTAAACTATACGCTCCATTGATACTGGTTTTTGTATTACCAATTATCCTTGCCAATCAATATTATGTGGATGACCTAGGGCGCTCTACTATTGGGTATACATTATGGGGTGTAGATGGAAGGCCTATAGCTGACATTATTATGTCTACCTTTAATTTGGGCACGAGGATGTCAGACCTTGCTCCTCTGCCTCTTATAGCATCAGCATGTTTATTGGCCTTATCACTGGCCGCATATAGATTTAGATTTCTAGGCAGTAGTAACTGGGGTTATATTATCCCTCTCGCATTCTTCGCAAATCCATCACTTATATCTATGTTTTCATACCGCTTTGATGTCCTGACATTCACTAGCGGGATTGCACTGTCATTTCTCCTGATAACATTGGATATAAAAAAAACCATATTGAGGATTATAGTTGGTGCAGTTATAGTTGCCTTGGTGATGGGGACATATCAGACGTTAATTAACTTCATCGTAATACTGTCAATATGTGAGTTTTACAGAAATTTGAATATATCATCCAAACCGAAAGATGTTATAAATGCACTTTCGGTCAGGATTATTCAAGTGGCAATAGGCGGCGTGATTTATATCAAATGCCTGCTCCCGATCAGCTTTTCAGGTGTGCATAGCAATGACCACCCTGGAATAACGTCTAATTTGTTTGATACCATTCCCAGCAACTTTAAAGTTTACATTAACTTTGTTTCCACTCATTTTTATAGTAGTGCAGTTCCTAATTTCATCGTTCTATCCATTCCTTTTTGCATTCTGCTTTCTGTGATTTTAATTTGCCAATATGCTAAAGAGCATAGAGGTAACAAATGGTTTTATTTAGTGGCTGTTATATCGCTCTTGGCCTCTATATTATCACTGCCATTAGCATTCGGGGCATTATTGTTATTAGAGAATACTCTGGCTGGATCTGTACATATATATACGCCGCTGAGTGGATATTACTTATTACTTGCCACAATGTTATACTATGTTATTGGTAGATATAAAGTACTAAATTTGGTTGTAGTGATACCTGTATTTTACTGCCTCGGTTTAATGTATGCCTACGGGAACGCGCTCAAGGCTCAGGACTTGGTAAATAAGCAGATAGCTTATGAGATTAAATTAGCTACAACTCAGTTTGATTATAACACTAAATATATAGTATTTTCAGGTGCTGCTCCTAGAGCCAGTGTCGTAAAAAATACTGTTGAAAGCTATCCTCTTATTGATGTATCGGTAATCAACTACTTTTATAACTGGTATTGGGCCATATCCAACCTGTCCATGAATGGGTACCAACAATTATATCCGCTACCAGATAAAGCTTTAGATGCTCAAAATAATATGTGCTTATACAAGAAATTCTATAGTAATCAGGACTTTAACGCGTATATTAATGATAATACAATAGTTATCGATTTTGATAAGAGAGCTTGTGCTGAATAATTTATTTGCAAAATAACCAAGGGGGCGAATGATCGCCCCATTTATAATTGCATCATTGAATGATAGATGTTAAGAAAAAACCGAATTAAAAAGATAGTTTATGATTTGTTTTAATTCGCACAATAGTCTTTATTTTATAAAGTTGGCTTATCGGGCCAAGTAATATCAAGAGCGGTGGTAATGTCCACGGCTTCCATAGCATCAAGATAATCCAGCCAGGCATTATAGTGAGCCAGATCGTCGCCTTTGAGGCGACCAAGCGCCGCCTTGCCAGGCCACTGCTTGCCGTTCATATAATCATTGGCCTGATTAATGCGACTCTGCTTTTCCATTTCTGCTGATGCTATCAATTCATCCTGCGTAGGTGGAGGAATATCTTCCCAAACTGGATATCCATCATCACCTGCAATTCTCTTTTTACCTTGCGGTGCAGCCTGCATAAATTCAGCTGCAATTTCTGCCGAAACGCTCACGCCATCCTGTGGCCAGGTACCAGCTATTTCATAGCTCTCTTGTAACGACAATGGGTAAAACGCATTTGCTGACGGGCTGTAAATATACTCGTTCATTTGGATTATCCTATTGCAAACCAGAAGAATGCGCTGGCAGAGGCAGCCATAGACGAACCGTCATACTGCAGGTTTCGTACAGTACACCCGGTAGTAGTAAGAGTTGTGTCATTAATGATAATTGACTGCATAGCTGACGGGAAATTAGCCTGCCTATACCCCGCCCCAACGAAATATGGGTTCTGTGGAAATGCGATAGGAAAGCTAATGTTTGTGCTTCCGGATGTTGGGGCAGCATTACCCCACTGAAGAATTAAGCCTCCTGGTAATTTCTGCCAGCCGTTTGCAGACTTGCTGCCTGTAAATGACGCCATATCCGGGATCTGGTTAGCTCCGGTACCCACATCACGCTGTGATGCACTTTTCAGATTGAGCCCTGTGAGAAGCGCCCTGATGGCTGTCAGTAGCTGATTACGTTTCGATTTATCCAGCGCGACGTTTGTGTATTCAACAACAGCGGCCAGTTCCTCCTGAAGCATATCGAAATAATCATCATCAAGATCTGTGGCAGGCGTCCCCGTCTGCGGGTTACCTCGGGTAAAGCCATTTTTACCTGCGCCGAATTTATCTTTCTGCGCAGTAGATGTGTCAATACGATGCATAGTGTCTCCGGTTACGGATATTTAAAAAGTACGTAGGTGTGAGATGGGCAGAGTTTGCTGATCACACATTCGGCGATCGTATCGCCCCAGTAACGAATAGGGGTGTCGCAGTTATCAGTGCATGTCAACCAGGAGGCATCCGTCGCTGCAGGCATATTGACCTGCCAGTAGTAACGCCATTCTGTTGAATAAACGGCTTCGGTACAGGCGGAGGTACATTTGAACGGCCCCTTATTGTACCGGGTGATGGTCGCCCCGGGCTTGCCCAGGGCAGCCAACTGCTCGAGATAGAACGTCTCGTTTATCCCTCCGATTAAGTTGACTTTTGCGTCCAGCCTGCTCTGCCGCTGCAGCAATGTTTGCGTTCCGGTGGGGATGCATTCGTCCGGAAGACCGCAGCACGTCTCCCAGCGGTTTATCAGCTCGATGGTGGTGCGCGGGTCAATTTCCAGCATCAAATCATCAGCGCGCTGGTGAGCCCGACGCAGAGAAGGGGCTGCGCCGATGATTGCCGGATCGTCAACTGACCATGCCGGACCCGGCGGCAGCAGGGCTGACATCAGATTGATGTAGTCGTCATCTGTCACGTCCATGCAAGCGTCCCCAGAATGGCCAGTTCGTTTTTCGCGATCGTGATATTGGCGGTCGGTGCTACCAGAACATGGCTGTGCTCGCCGGCTGCGATGGAGATAGCCTCGTTTATCCTGGATAGTTCCAGTTCGCCCTCAGGGTAGCCATCCCTCAGCAGAAACGAGCGCAACTCCGCCGTCACCGCCGCCCGCACCTCTGGCTTATCAGGTGTCAGGCGTATTCTGAAATCGACATTATGGGCAACGGGTGCGAACGGATACAGATCAGCACCGGCAACGGGTGCTAGCGGAGCAATATGCGCTTTAACCGCTGCAACAGTCGCGGCGCTGGGGATAGGGTTAACCGGATCATCGCTGGCCACCATCACGCCTACGGTGCCGGCCCCCATCCAGTGCCGGTAGGTCCACGCCCGGGTAATACCCTGAACTTCTTTCGCCCAGACGATATAATCCCCGTCCGCCCCGCCCTGTGGCGTCCAGTAGTAACGCTCCAGTACGCGGGCGCGCCAGGTCTCCAGATCTTCAATATCAAACCCACCAGCAACAGAATCAGCCACGCCAGAAGACGGCAGGCCATTAACCGGTGTCACCAGATAAAGCGCGGCACCATCGTCAATTTCACCCACACTCCCGGTGACGCTGCACGCCATCGGCACGCGCAGAACGCCACCCGCGCTGGTTGCGTCTGCCGTTGTGGTGTACTGGATTAGATCGTCACGTTGAATCACCGCGCCAGCCTTAAGCGTAATGCCGTTTGTCACACCATCCCAGCGCATAAACCCTGCTGATGCTGTTGGACTTTTGGGAGGACAGCGCTTCATGGTCGCGTGCCTTTCCAGCCATGCCTCATCGCACTTATCCGGCAGCATATTCAGCGCCAGGTAATCGATATAGCCATAAACGGTATGCAGCGCGGCCGCATACACTTTCGCCCTGACGTCTTCATCCATACGCCTGATAGTGTCGCTCGCGTCCAGGCGGGAAAAGAGGTCGGTGCGGAGCATGCTGATATTTTCTGCCAGCGTCGGGCGCTGGAATTCGCTGTCAGCCATTAGTGATCGCACTCCATAGATCGTCGAAAGAAATCGTGGTGGGCTGGTTGTAGCGCCACAACGTGATGCTGTTACCCAGTTCGTTAATGCCGGTACGCTGAATGAGAAGGTCAATCCTGGAAACAACACCGTCGTCAATCATCCACTGCAGCGCTTCGGTGATATACGTCCTGGCGATGAGTGCGGTCTGGTTCGTCAGTTTCTGGCGCTGAAGCAACCAGAGGCGCGATCCGTACCGGTCGTTCTGAACAGCGGGCCAGGTATCACCCCACCACCCGTTAGGCTGATCGGCAATATCATCCGGCTGTGCGCGGCGCCAGGTGAAAAGAGAAATCACAACTGAGCGGGTGAGTAAATCCAGGGGGGCACTCGCTGAAACGCTTACCCCGTTAACGGTTAACCACAGGTCCATAATTACGTCCCCATTTGTTTGTCCGGCACGTCTGTGTTGTTACCGTTCTCTTTGTGTTTATGGCCGTTGTAGGCAAGACGCATCTCCGCCATCGTGAGGCCAGTCGTGTCGCAATGGTCTTTGATCTGGCCTGTCGACTCGATGTCCATTTCGAACCGGGCTTTTGGTGCGTTCCGGAAGGTGATGGTCTTTCCGGCGCCGTCGACGACGATCCCGCTGCGCGTCAGCGTGACTGACTGCCCCTGATCGTCATAAATAGCAACCTCACCAGGCTTAAGTGACCTGATGCGATAGCGGCGATCAGACACAACGACCGCTACAGCATGTGAGCGGTCAGCGTCAGGAGACAGAATCAGTGCTTCAGCACCTTGCTTAGCGTGTGAGGTAAAGCCATACGGCTCAAGATGCTCAATGCCGCCCTTCTGTTCTCCTGCGAGGAGCTCAACATCCACGGCCTGGCATTTAGATCCAGGCTTAACGCTGCCGACCACCGCACGGCAAATCAGACTAAGCAGCTGGCGCTGCAGTTGTTGAAAGTTACGCATCAGAAAGGGGCCTCCACGGCTTTTTTCTTCTTCCGCTGTTTGGGATCAGCAGGTTCCGGCAGATACGCATCAGGCGGGCCGACGCGCAATTCGGTGATCGTGCCATTGCTGTCTTTGGTGAACGACACCTCCGAGATCAGCAGTTCGCGATTGTTAAACCCGCATACGGGGTCAAAGACGATTACACGCTGGTTAGGTTGCCAGAGAGAACCGTCACCCTGGCGCCACCCCCATACGGTGTAGGTTGTTTCATCAGTCCGGGCGGCGCGCTGGCGCGCTTCAAAATCAGCTCGCGCGATGCAGCTGGCCCCCGTTGCCTGACCAGTCTGCTGAACGGCCATTGGCCGGTACCGCCCGATCCCGGCGTCTTCCGTTTTCGCCCGCAGAGCGGTTGTGGTGGCCGCGCCGAAGTCATCATCATTCCCGGCGCGCTGACCGGAAATCTGATACGTTGAAAAACGGTCCCTGATACTTTTTTCTGTATCACAGGAGAGAATGTTCTGGCCGAAAACGAGCGCGGTATGCGCCCGCGTAGCCCCAATTCCGCCAATCACAAGGCGTCCGGTTGGATCGTCATAGGCCAGCGCCTGCTGCTGGCCCAGCATCTTATTCAGCACCTCGATAACCGTTTCGCCGTGATCCGGCTGCACACCAGGTATAACGTCAGCGGGTGCACCGGTATTGACGACCTCAATACCAAACGGTTTTGCCAAGGCAGCGGCTACCTGAACCAGCGACTGCCCGTTAAATTGCGTTGGTTCTGCAGCGCAGTCGATCAGATCTGCAGTCAGGCTGCGCCCGCTGATTCCAACGCGAACAGAGCGGGCGTCGTAGCGCAAGGGAGTGGCTTCCACCCAGCCAGTGATCACCAGATCGGTACCTATTAAAACTTCGACCCGGTCGCCACCTTTCACTTTTGGCCGGAGAGAGTCCCCGTTCTCACCGGGCCACTGCCGGGTAATTTCGACACTGAAATCACGGGCCAGGCGTTCAACGCCCGCGCCGATCCTCACCGATGTCCAGCCTCCCCATTCCCTACCATTGACCCTCAGAGTAACGTTGTCATCCATAGTCAGGCCCAGACGCGAGCAGGGGTTTTCGGTGAAACAACGAAGCCATCCAATTTAGATAAATCGAGATCATCGTTAATAACACGCAGATTTACGTGATAGCCTGGCTCGGTGACATATTCCGCTGACTCTGCATCGCCGATGGTGGTAGTGATAATGCCCACCACATCCAGGCTGATATCAGGGTGATATAAACCGCCCTGCTCTTCATCGACCACAAACCCCGCCTCGATTAATTGCGTGTGCATTTCGTCGGCGTCAGCGAAGCGCAGATATAAATCTTTCATCAGCGAAGTCCTTTAATTTGATTTGGCGTTAACAGGCGATGCCAGATGCGGAAGTTTCGAATGTGGTAAACAAATTTCACCGAGTTGCTTTGATTTAAATTCCCAATATAAGAGACACTTTGCGTAGTACCATTTGGAGTAACCGTCGTAGCGTTTGAATAACCGTTGTAGTTATTTGTTATATTATTTCCTTCGGTAGCGAGAACATATACTCTACTACCACCTTGGACACAAGGTACACTAATAGCCCCTGACCCGCGATATGATTTCAGAGTGTTGTCATTGACCCATCTGCAAACAATGTCGTTACTTGGTCCCTGAACTTTAACAATCTCAACGTACCCGGGCGCTGATTGAAGATATTTAGGGGATAATTCAAATGCAATAGTGCGGCTGAATAAGTTTGCAAGCGTAGTATATCCACAATTTTCTTTGCTTAGTTGCCAGTAATCGGCAGATCTTGTAACTGTCTCAGCCACGGTTGGAATATAGGATGTTGGGAATGGAGACTCCTCAAGTTGAGCACCCCACACATAAATTCCAGAGACACCATCTCCTGTGTATGATGCTGTCACACTATTTGCCAATTGCAGACGAATAACTGTGCTCTGACTGGCCGCAGCAGTAAATGTCATCCAGATTCGATAGATTCCGTTTCCCGCGTTTTCAATTCCTCGATTAACGTAATCTATTCCTCCTGGGTTGCCAGACCAATCACCAGTGACCGGATTGAAGAAACATTGGGCTGTACTTCCTGATGCGACTCGTAAGTATAAATTACGAGGGCTCGTGTGGGCCTTGACATAAACAGAATAACAATAGGTCGTGCCTGCTGTTAAAACGATGTTACGGTCTTGGGTATAATGTTCAGCGGTAGTTGTATCTTCTACAACTAACGCCATTGTTTTATCCCCACGAACAGAATCTCCAATATTATTTGTTGTGGTAACTCTGTTCCCTGTACCCCACTGCTCAGAATAAGCGTATAAATTTGTGATTTGAGGTTCAATTAATAAACCTTCACGATCAAAACGGGGTTCATTAATTTGCGCATTTCGCATCACACCCGATTTATCCATGTAAGTCGCAGTGGTAGAACGGGTAAACGTCATCGATTTTGTTGGCAAAGGATAACTGGTGCCACCCACGGTGATTGTGTCAGCCGGGGCTATCCCGGCCAGCAGGCGAAGGTCATCGGACAGCGGCGCCCAGACGTCCGGGAACGGCGCATCAACGTATCCGGTGGCGGCGGCCGAGTTCGCAGCATCAGCTGCGCTTTGGGCTGCTGCCTGCTGCGAGGCCAGGGCTTGCTGGGCCGCTGTCGTTGCCTGCGTTGCGGCCTGGGCTGGTTTTATGGTAACGGCATCAATAGCGCGCTTTAACCTTTCGGCCAGGCTTGGCTGAGCCGCGCCTACTGGCATTTCGACCACCGTACCTTCTGGCTCAGTCAATACTTTTTCAAATGCCGTAACGGCTGCACTCAGGCGATTAACCGCTGAATCGGCTTCAGTAAACTGGGACATGCTGACTCCTAAAATCCTAATGAACAGGCTTTCTCAACCGCGACCGCCCACCGCAGCCAGTCGCTGGTCTTAACCGTATAGAGCTGATCCTGATCGGCTTGTTGGTTGACCCGCCACGCCAGCTGGCGCGTCGACAATTTAAGTGGCCGCAAAGGTACGAATCCGGGGTGCGCAATACCGTTGCGCTGGACAATTTCGGTGGCGCGGCTGGCGTCGTCGTAGACACGCGCAGCCAGAACGACGGCAGGCTCTATTCCAACCGGCAGCACAGTTATGGTCCTGTCTGTCTGCCTCAGGCGCTGGGTCAGGTCGGCATTCAGATCTGATTTGAGGCGGCGCAGTGCTGTGAATACGCGATCGTCAGTCGTCCGCTCCATCTCTTTCACGATTGCCTGGTTGAGGTTGTCGCGAACTGCGGTGAGTTCGTCCCACGAAGGCGCATCAGGAGTGACTGTGTTTGTCGGCGCGTTATTCAGCGCCGGGTGAGAGACATTCGCCACTATCGCAGGGCTTTGTCCGGAAGAGCTGGCAGAGGTAACCGCTGACGGAGCAGGCAAACTCGTTACGGTGTAAACCGCCTCGCTTAAGGCTGTAGTTCGGATCGCGCTCGCAACATAGTTTCGCTGCTCTGTTTTGGACCTTGTGCTCTGGCTGTCAGTTTTCCACACCCCTCTGGGGGCCAGGTCTTTTCCAAGACTAATCCCTGAAAGAGCTTTTGCCATCGTGATCAGATCGCTGGAATTGCCATACAGACGGTTGCCCGTTCGCCACATTTTTTGCAGCGACTCAATAAAGCCCTTACCTGATGACGGAGGGGGAAGCAGCACCGAGATATCCCCCTGGAGAAGCCGCGCTCCCGCGGAAACGCCATCGTCGATCATCTTCATGGCGTCTGAGACGTAGCCAATCATTCCGTTGGCCTGGCCAATAACGTCCTGCTGAACAAAGTCAGCCATGCCATCCATGCCAAAACCGTCGAATGCATCACTGATGCAGCTGTCGAACGCCGAGCATGAGGACTCAAGCATCTGGGCTGTTGCCGCGCCTGATGTTGGGTAAGCCAGCTCACCTGCCTCCACAAACCGGAGGTCAAAGCGAACCATGCGGCCCTCTGTCTTACTTGTGCTGACCCTGATCTCACCGTCAACACAAACGCTGAGCTCACCAAAAGTTGGATGAATCAGCGTGCCGGGACCCGGTTTATTCAGCGCCTCCTTCAGCGCATCGCGCTGTTCGAAACAGTCATCCCCGATCACATAAGCTGTAATGGACGCGCGGAACGTGGCCTTACCGAGGTCCTCTGTATACGGTTTGTCACGATTCGGGTATTCGTGGGTTTCAACCCGGCGCCCGCCGGTGGAGTCTTCATCCTCAACTTTGAACGGGACGCCGCGAAACGAGGCGCTTTGTAATCGGTCTTTCCACGCCATACCATCTCCAGAAACAAAAAACCCGCCGATTGGCGGGTTTGGTTGGTCATAATGAAAATACTAAACAGGCTTAACTATTTTGCATTGAATCCATTTTATGCCAGATTGTCCGCTCTTATTTACCCCTGCTCTTGCTTTTCCGTTTTTGAATATATCAACGAAAAATTGTCCATTTGGCATTTTAAAAGTAAAAGCCATCCCTGTAATTATATTCGAAGTAAAGTCACCATCTTTAAACTCAGGGCTAAGCGAGGATATTCTTGCTGGAGTGTCATCCGTATTCTGGAAAACAAAAGCGCCCACTGATTTATCAAAATCATATGATGCTTTAGAAATTATTACTTTACCGCTTGCTGACTTAGCAGGGCATTCGATATCAATGGATGCGTTGATTTCTCCATTTCCATCAGCAGCAGTCTTTATATCATTAACAAAGGAGGTGGCCTGATTTTGCTTAGCAAAGGTTGTCAGTGGAACCGCCAATAGCAAGGCAAGCATTGTCGCAAAAACTCTCATTATCTTTCCCTGTACTTAACTTAAGGTACATTACCAGCACGATGATAGCGGCAACATCTTATCAGCCGCCCATCCCGACTTTACCAATACGGGTATAACCGACATCGTGGTTTACATCAATGCCAGATGATCGTGATTCAGTCACCTTCATTCCCGGAGGAGCATTTTCAAACTGTACTGTCACCGTTCCCTGAGGCTGAGAGGAAGGTCCCTGCTTAATCTGATATGGGTTATAGCCTGAACTTGCCACCCCCGCACCATAAGCACCGTAACCACCGGCCCCCCACTGCGCGGCATTGGCTGCTGCTACTGTCTCACTGGCACCGTCGGTAAACCACTCAATTATAGGTTTCAGCTTCGCCCACATATCCTGGAACCATTTTACAACCGGTCCCCAGTTATTGATGACCATACCGAGAGGAGTCCAGCTGAAAACCTTCTGAAATAATGCCCATCCTGCATCGAAGTAAGGACCGAGCGTTTCCCAAAGTTTTTTAAAATAAGGACCAATTGCATCCCAGTTTGCAATGATCAGCCCGGCAGCAAGAGCTATTCCACGGACGATAAGCCCAACCGGAGAAGCACTAGCGACGAATGACATCACTTTTAAGGCTGCACTGGCCCCCATCACTGCCAGCTTAAGCGTTGTAAAACCGACAGCGGCACCCAGTAATGCCCTTACCATCCCCGGATTCCGGGATACAAAATCCGTCACCTTATTAATGAGGGGCATCATTCCTCTGGCGCTGGCGTTAATTTGGGGCAACAGCGCATTCCCCAAAGCAACACCAGCATGTGTAGCCTGGTTGTTGAGTAATTGCAGTTGGTTAGCCGTAGTCGCCGCACGCGCTTCATATTCCTTTTGCATCGAGCCGGTATACTGCGATGCGTCGCCAACCATATTGAAGTTTTTCTTCAACAGATCCAGGTTGGCCAACAGGGGAGCTATTGCCCCCATTGACTCCTTGCCAAATAACACATTAAAAGCGGCAACCTGGCGGGTTTTATCAAGTTTAGAAATTTGCTGCAGGACAGTAAGCATCGTGCCCTGCGCATCTTTCTGCATAGACGCTGCCAGTTTTGTAGATGACAGGCCAAGCTCTTTCATACCAGCCTGCTGCTGTTTAGTGGCGCTTTTGCCAGCAGTAAGGGCGATCATGAAATTCTTGATACCTGTTGCTGCTACCTCCTGTTCAACGCCTACGCCAGCCATTGTCGCGCCAAGAGCGGCGATTTGACCCGATGTAACTCCAGCGATAGATCCCAGCGGGCCTATCCGGGTAACGATGTCGGAGATCTGCTGCGCGTTCGCAGCGCCATTGTTGGACAGATAGTTAATTTTATCCGCCAGCGCCACAACCTCGCCCTGAGTCATTTTGAACGAAGTTCGCCACTTCGCCATCATGTCGCCTGACTGATCTGCTGACTGGTCAAACGCAACACCCATTTTCAGGGCATCCTCAGCAAATTGTTTAAGATCCTGCCGGGCGATGCCCGCCTGGCCACCAGCGGCAACCAGCTTTGCAATATCACTGGCCGCCATTGGAAGGCGATCGGACATTTTTAAGATGTCCTCTCCCATTTCAGCAAACTGCTTAGGAGTATCAAAATCCACCACTTTGCGTACATCAGCCATCTGGGACTCAAATTCAATCGCAACTTTAGCTCCGGCAATAAATGGAGCGGCGATAGCCCCGCCACCCACCAAATCGCCAACAGAGAAATCCGCCAGCCCGCTGGACTTAATCCCCTTCTGAAAACCTTTAATCTTCTTCTGCATTGAGGACAGCGCAGGAGACAGCTTATCAACCCCGGTGATCAGGGCTTTCAGTTCAAATTCAGCCATTGGATTCTCTGTTGATGCGGTTGGCCTGAGTGGCGAGGAGCTCTAACGCCGAGAATGGCTCGGCGAGTAGATCGATGGGATTTATTTTCCAGTACTTCGCGCAGTCGAAGTAATGATTTAGGAGTTCTCCGGCGCTGACGTCCCGAGGAAAAAACCAGCCACGTCCCAGCTGATACTGTTCAGATCCGCAGGGGACATCGCATCAACTGAACTCAACGGGATACCTGCAAGCCGGGAAACATATTTAGCAATTACCCCTGCATCAAGTTTGATGCCCGCATCGCCGGTTGTGACGTACGGGAAGCCAAGCTCGCGAACGTCCTTCCCGGTAGGCTCGCGAAGCTCGAGCACATACAAATCTTCGCCGTGGGCCCGTACTGCGGTTGTAAGCTGAATCTCTTTCATTACTGGTAACCTCCCTCTTCACCGTGGAATTCGAGGTCAGCGGTGCCTTCCTCTGCGTTGTGGTTTGCCTCGCCATGAAGCCAGGCAGATGACAGAACATAGACCTGACCATTCGCCAGCTCGGCGGTGATCGTCATCTGGTCTGAAGTTGTCACCTTATTGACCGGAAACTCTTTCGGCACCTTGAAGGTGCCCTTCACGTAAGGCGCGCGGTGAGTCTCCTTTCGATCTACGTCACCGGCCATGCCAATGACGTCATCGTTGATCGTGGTGTTCATGGGCACCTCGATTCCGCCGGTCAGCGACAGCTGCTGACCGTCAATTTTGAAATAACACGTACCAGCAATGCGCGGCATTATGCGCTCTCCTCTGCATACTGAAGACGGAACTGGTTAAGCAGCGCGAAGACACGCAGCTGGTTAACGTAATCAGGTGGGTACAGCACGTTGACGCGGGTCGGGTCATTTGCGTCGCGCTCAACGATCAGGTGCGCTTTAAACAGGTCGTAGTTTTCAACGATCCCCTCGCGTTCCATCTGCTTATACGTCGACAGCAACTCCCCTTTAATCACCGCTGGGGTGACGATTGCCTGGCCGGGGCCGAAGCGGGTACCGTCGTTCGCCAGCTTATGGCGGCCGTACTTACTGGTGATCACCGTCTTCAGGCGACGCAGGACGTATGCGCTGGTATGCAGCGTCTCACTGTCCAGATAGCTGTTATCGGCAACTCCGTAGGCGTTTTTCTTATAGGTGGTGATGTCACGCTGAATGCGCAGCACCCCGCCTTCGGTGTAGGCCGTCGCGATCCCGTGTGTTAGCAGGGATTGCTGTTCGGTCTTGATAAAGCGCTTACCGGTTGGCGGTGGCAGCATGCCCACAAGTTCGCCGGTCTGCGTAGGGCGGGCCGGGTCAATTCGCAGGAATACTGCGGCGCGGGCGGTGCGGCTGGCGGCCAGCTCATCGGCACAGGACTGAACCGTTTTTTCATACCCGGCGATCGTCAGGTGTGGGTCATTGAACATGTCTCCCACAGTAATCAGATCGCTCACGACGGCAATTTTTGCCGTGTAGACGTGGCCGTAAATCTGGCGTAACCAGCTCCAGCGGCCGCTGGTATCATTCATTTCCTGGCTGATGGTGTTAACGGACGCCGTGTCGTTAAACGGATGGCCGATATAATCGAAGGCCTCATCCCCCATCGCTGCGATAGTTCCGGTCAGCACTGGTGCGCCGGTACCAGAGACGCCGGTGGCGATCGCGATATTCACGCCAGACGGCAGGGATTCGCCACCGCTAAAACCGTAGTAGTTCAGCGTCACCGGGATGTCATTTGCCCAGGTACCTTTATGGCGCGCTGTCAGGGTAACAACACCCGCAGAAGCCGCAGCGGTATATGGCGTTCGACCGTCAGCGTTAATGGCGCTGACAATAGACGTGGCAATCGCCGCCACTGCATCACTAGCACTGACGGCCGCCTGAATGCGGCGGTTACCGATATAAATCGTCACCACGCCTGCAGCCAGGGCAGATCCCGTTACCGTCAGGGTGACCGTTGCTGCCGTTCCGGTAGGCTCCGGTACCGCAATAACCCAGAGTTCACCGAAGGGGTCGGTTTTGCGATATGCCTCAACCATGCGCGCCAGCTGGCTACCGGCACCAGCCACACGAACTGCGTAATCGGCTGATGGCATGAATACCAGCTGGTTGGTTGCAATGCTGGCGCCAGCGTTAGCATGGCCGATCAGCAGCGAAGGAGCGCTGGTCTGGGCAGTGTTCGCTGCGCTGTTGTCCATCTCAGCATAAAACAGCGGAACGCGGAGATCAGACGGGATGGTGTTCATCGATACAGTCATTTAGTGCTTGCCTTATTTTCCGGTTCGCCGCCTTTCACCGGCTGAACAATTTCAATATCCCCGTCGATTTCCCGACGGTACCAGTACTGGCTGTCTTCAACGTTTCGCCCTTCCTCAGGCAAAAGGTCGCCCCGGGCCGGGTCATGGACAGACCGCCCTTTTTTCGGTTTTACAAACATGGTTTTCCTCAGGTGGGAAGGTTGATTTCTATGTGGTGTTCGTTCTCACCGTCCGGCCCCTGGCCCGGATCGATAAAATCAACATCAATGGACAGGGTTTTGAACTCATCCAGCGCGCTCAGCTCGTCCTGCTGCCGGGTATCGTCTTCTGTCAGTTCAGTTTCAACAACGAAGTCGAACTGATAGCTCAGCTCGTGGCGGTTCACATCCAGCAGCGTGCCGCCGTCATAGGTGATCGGGTTACCGTGTTCTTCCGGGTTCCAGCCAAGCAGCGCTTTGAAGAGCGCCTGGCGAACCTCATGCACCACATCGAAGGAAGCAAACTGGCCGCGTTCGTCCCGGCTGTTACTGACGAACACGATTACAGAGAAGCCCTCGCGTAGCGTCTGCCAGTAATCAGTCTGGCTTTTCTGTTCGCCCGGCGAATCATCGCCCGGTACAACATACGCCGCCGGCAGCAGCATCTTGCCGACCTCCGGCAGATCCTTAAATTGCGCGGCACCGGCCACCCGGTTCTGAAATAAAGGGCAGTGGGCGCGCAGGGCGGCAATAACGGGCGTCAGTTTCATCGACGACGTTTCTCCGGTTTGAGTGAGAGGCGCAGCTCGCGCGCCAGGTAGTAGCGCGTCCACGGGCTGTTTCTCTGCAGCGTTTCGATCATGAAGTTGTTACGCGGCGCCAGCCGCCAGCCACTCCCCCCGGAAGTGCCCCGATGGTGCCCGCGCCGACGTTTAGCGCCTCGCCGCACGCCGTAGAACAGGAATGCCGGGTAGAAGTCGCCGGTGATGAGCCGGTTACCCTGCCCGTTTCGCTGGTTTGGCGCGATACGCGTCATAAACCCCGGCCGGTTCTTGCTGGCCCTGGGCACCATGTAGCCGATGGATTTCGCCAGACGGCCGCTCTGGTACCCGGGGTTTTCGCCAGGCTCGGAACGACCGCGGCGCATCACCAGGCGGCGTGCATCACGCATATGGCGCTGTCCGATATGGATGAAGGCCCGGCGGACGCGCGCCCGGTTGAAACGCATCTCCCTGGGCTGCTGAATATCAACGTGAAAAAAGGGAGTTGCCATTAATGTTCCCTCCGGTTGTCGCTGGCTCGGTGCCCAGTTCGGTACACTCGAGCAGCAGATAACGCCGCTTACTGTTCAGATCGCGGGCCCGTCTGACGCGGTACACCTGCTCACCCTGCACCACTTCGAAATCACTGGTGATCCCGCGGCGCCAGCGAACGGTGATGTAGTGCGTGATCGCATTATCGGTCTGGGCCGTTTCCTGGTAAGTGGTTGCACTGGTCTGGACAACCTTTGCCCAGACCGGAAAAGACACGGGGTAATCAGGCCGGGTACCGAGATCAGCCGCTGGCACATCGACCCGCTTACGGAGCAGTACCCGCTTATCCAGCTCACCCGGATCGGGCAGCAGGTAGGTCGCGCTGGTTTGCGCCTGGCGAAGTTTCATAGCGGTATGAACCGATAGGGGCCGACAAGCCAGGTGAATGACTGCGGCATCTCTGTTTTTTCGACTTCTGAAACAGATGAGCGGTTTTCGTAAAAGTGGGTGGCCAGCAGCAGCATCCCCAGCCGGATATCGTCCGTCATAACCAGCCCGTCAGGATCGGTATCCGGGACGCCAGCATCTGCTGCATACAGAGTCCGATTAAGAAAGCTCACCGTTCTGGCCTGAACCGCACTCCCTATTACCGTCAGCAACTCATCCTCTTCGGTATAATCGTCCTCAAGCCGCAGCTGGAGCTTTATTTCACTCAGTTTGAGCAGCATATAAATCTCCATGCCCGCCGGATGACGGGCATAAAAAAACCGCTTACGCGGCATCCTGTAAAGCAGGTGAATAATTACGGTGTAGCCGGTTTGCCCTGCAGCGCCTTGATGGCGGCAGTATCCTCCAGTACGCAGTCGAAGCGGTGGAAAGCCAGGAACGCGGTCTGATCGTATTCGGCGTAGCGTTCAACCAGGCGTTTCAGGGTCATATAGGAAACGCGGCGAACGATGAAGCGGTTGAAATCCCCAAGGAAAATGAATTTCTTGCTCGCTGCCGCTGCATCAATTGCCTGATCAATCACATACGGAATACCCAGAACGGTCGCCGGGGAACCGCCAACAACATCAGGCAGCCACAGCGGGCGTTTCTGATCATCAACCATCTCTTCAATGACCTGAAGCGTACCGTCATTAAATGCCCAACGGAATTTAGGTCCGCCGCGATATGCCGGATCAATTGCATGCTTCAGGCTGTTCATTTCCTGCCAGGTAAACGTTGCCGCCGCTGCCGCAGAGACGGTCCCGGTTACTGAAGCCGCCAGACCCTTTGGCTGCAGCGGTGTACCTGCCCCCGTACCCTGGACCAGGTATTTAGCTTCGCCGCGGCCAATGCGCTGTGCAATACGCCCCGCCAGGTAGGCCTCGATATCTACGCCGCTGTCCTGCAGCAGTTCGTTGGAGACGCGGATGATTTTGGATGACAGCTTTTTGGCGCCCAGGATCGCCGTGCCGAACGTCACATCACCTTCACTGGCCGCAGAGTTTTCTGCGAGCAGTTCGCCTTCTTCTGAGGTACCGTCGGAAGTAGACCAGGTAATATCCTGACCGTTCGAGGTATTGAGAATCTGAGCAACGCTCGCGATCCCGCCATAAGCCTTCATCGCATCGATGATGGTATTGCGCATCTGGGTGGGTACGGTATAGCCCCCTTTATCATCAGGAGACGTACCCTGCGCGCGCAGTTCTTTAACGGCCTGGCGTTCTTCGGCAGTCAGTTCACCGAAGCCGTGGCGGAGAAGGCGATCAAATGCTGCGGCGCGGCGCTCATCTGCCTGCTTCTCCGGGTTAATCTGGCGCTGACGCTGCTCCGGCTCCTGCTCGTCAACGTAGCTCTGATCGTGACGGCGCAGCTCTTCTTCGCGGCCGATTTTTTCGTCGAGCGCATCCAGCTCGTGTTTTGCTTTATTCCACTGAGTGCGCTGCTCCTCAGTCCAGGTGGTGTTTTCAGGGATACCCTCATGCAGCGCACGCATTTCACGGGCGATGGTGTTACGTTTCTGCTTCAGTTCGTGCAATTTCATGGTTTTTCCTTACGCGTTAAGAAGAGTCAGCATGCGCTCGCGCGCCGTTCGTTGATTAATGGCTTGCGCCAGCGCGCCACTGTCGCGCGCCTCCTGCCAGGCTTTCATGGAGCGAACTCCGGAATCGGCATCCTGATAGGCCGGGTAGGTCACCGGGCTTACATCAAAGAGCCGGGAAAAGCGGTTAATCTCGCGAATGACAATACCCTCATCGTCCTGGTACCAGTGCTCGCCGTCGTGGGCGATCCGGAATGCGAAAGACGACTGAGTAATATCGCCGCGCATCATCGGTGCCAGCACCAGATCACGAATGGTCTGGGTGTCAGGTGCCGCGATGTCGTAGCGAAGCCCTTTATCATCGACGCTGACGCTCAACGTACCGGAAGCGCTGCGCCCGAGAATAAAGTTCGGATCATGGTTAAACAGACCGCGGATATCGTCACCCAGCACATCATCGAAAGCGCCGGGCTTAATAATTTCGCGGAATCCCCAGAGGGGTTCGGAGCGGCTGTTAAACACCGATCCGTAACCGATAATGCGCGTGGGCTGCTCCCCCTGCTGTTCGGCACGGACCTCACCGCTGTAACAGCGAGTCTCGCGATCACTCATCGGTTTTTTCCTTTTCGGTTTTGGTGGTTTTGAAATCGTCCGCCGGATTGGCGGCGTTGACGCTGACGAGCATTTCGTCCAGGCCGTCTACCGGGTTCATATCCTCGAAAGCGCGGGCTTCGTTGCGGCTCATCCAGCCATCGGTGATCGCAAAGTGGTAGAACTGCGCGCGTTCCTGCGGGGTGCCGCGTAACAAGCCAGTAAGGTTAAACCGGACGTAATACCCGGCGGCCAGTTCGGCGCGGGTAAACAGGCGTCGGTTAAGCTCCTGCTCCCAGTTCGTCACCCAGGGCATCATCGAGTAGCGGACAAACTGAATGGCCTGCTGCGTGATGTTGCTGAAGGTGGCTTTTTCCAGGTCATTAATCATGTGCGCCGGCACGTTAAAGATCCCCGCAATCATCGAGCGGTTGAGCTTTGACATGTCGATGATCTGAGCGTCAATCGGCGACACGGTCAGCGCCTTGTAATCCAGATCGGCAGGCAGCAGCATGGTTTTGTTTTCCTGGCTGCGTAACGCCTGCGCTGCCTTTCGCCACTGCTCTTTCAGCCTGTCCCAGCTGGTTTTATCTAAAGCTGTTTTTACGGATACAAGTCCCGCCGGACGGGCATTGCCGCTGAAAAAGCTTTCCGTATACTTCTGCCCGCTCATGCCCATGCCGATTGTTTCGGCGTGCTGCATCACCGGACTGAGACCCATTTTCTGGTTATTCCCCAGCGCCCGGATGTGGATCATGTCGTCGGGGCTGATGGCGAAAGTCCCCTCTTCGTTGTAGAGCCCGTAAGTGTAGCGCCCGCCGGTATTAATCAGGGTCGTTTCCCACGGCATGCAGCAGTCCAGGGAGGTTACTTCTCCGCGGCGGCTGCGCTTAACCCAGGTGTAGCCGTTGCCCCAACCGAGGATGTGGCGTTGCTTCAGTTCGCGCCATTTATAGCTGGTCTGCCAGGTGTTCGGCTCATCATGAACCAGATAAAACGCCGGGTGATCCCGCGCTGGCTCGACCTTGCCGTTGTGCTTTCGCATGACATGCAGCGGCATCTGGGCGAGGTTCGAGGACAGGACGTAAATGCAGGCATACACCGCCGCGAGCTTCATCGCCGTCTCAGGGCTGACATATACGTCTGCCGCAAACAACCCGTCGGCATCTACCAGTTCACCGCTGATTGGCGTGGCCGGGTTCTCAAGAGATTCACTTCTAAACAGAGAGTCAAAGAGCACGCTTCCCCCTTCTGGCCATCGCCAGGGCACCCACCAGCAGGAGCCCGCCGGAGAACATCAATGCCGGAGCCAACCCGAACTGCAGGTAAAATCCGGCGGTGAGCAGGCCGTACCCGACCAGCCCGATAACATCAGTAATCAGTGATTTCATAAAATTAGGAGGTCATCGTCCGGATCAAGTGATGAGAGGAAATTGCCAGGCTCTTTGAGCATTGCCCGCCCGATAGTCATGATCAGCGCAACCGCGCCGTCGATTTTGTTTTCGTTCTGCTCTTTGATGGGTTTAACCACATCGTCGTTACCCGGCAGATACTTCCCCACGACGTTGCTGATACACCAGCTCATGATCGGGTTGCCGTCGTGATGAAAGCGGCCCGACTCAATGGCGGCTTCCAGCTCCTTCATCGGGTCAGACATGTTGGTGTAGTTCTGGATTATGGTGACGGGATTCAGCTCTTCATCGGCCAGATCGTGTGAAAGGCCTGTAGCGCCAAACGGGTCAATCGGTGACTCACTGACAGGGTTCAGCCTATTCGCCGCCTTCGCCTCTTCCAGGATGTAGCGGTAATCGACCTCCGCCCCGTCAGTTACCGTCAGTAACCCCATCTCTACCCATTTCTGAAAACGTTCGGCAGTCCGTCGATCTTCATTCTTTTCGACGCTATAAACCGTGTCATACGGCACCCAGAACCGCGGCGCCACGCAGTAATAATGCGTTTTCCCGTCGATCTCCCGGGTAAACAGACGCGCCATGCTGTTCATATCCAGCTTGCGCGCCAGGTCGAACGCCAGTATGCAGGGCTGTCCCTCGAAATGTTCCAGCGTCAGCGTCTTGTCTTCGCAGTTCTGCCAGGACACCAGATTAAAGAACGCGGCACGGGCAGCAACCCAGATGTTGAGATGCTTCGTTTTGAACACACCCGCCTGGCGGGCATTATTGATAGCGCGCTGTTGCTGGCTCAACAGGTAGTCGCGGTAGACCGATACCCCCATATTCGGGTTAGCTTTCTCCAGCACCTTCGGGTCGGTCCAGTCGTCACCTTCATCGACTGTGTAAACCACGCCGAACAGCTCCTCGTTAGGCACCGAGCCATTCAGCATTTCAATCACTTCACGGCGTTTGTCGTAGCAGGGACCCTCGATGTTGTAGCCCGCTGTTGTGATCGCCCACATCAGCGGCTGCCGGCGGGCACCCATGCCCGTCAGCATCGTGGTGTACAGCGCATCGGTCGGGTGTTCATGATATTCGTCGACGATCGCGCAGTGTGGCGAGGCACCGTCGCCGGGATTGCCGATCAGCGGCTCGAAACGGGAGCCGTCTTCCGGCCGGTTCATGTTTGAAGCATTAACCTCGATGCCGAACGCCTCCACCAGCAGCGGAGTGCGTTTGCACATCAGGCGCGCGGGGCGGAACACTTCCCACGCCTGCTTTTCTGTGGTGGCGCCAGAGTAAACTTCGGCACCAAACTCGTTGTCACAGGTGAAACAGTAGAGCGCCACTCCGGCAGAGATTGCCGACTTGCCATTCTTGCGGGGGATCTCGGTATAAACCTCCCGGAAACGGCGAAGCCTTGTCCCCTTCTGGACCCAGCCAAAGGCACAGCAGATGATAAAGAGCTGCCAGGGTTCAAGGGTGATCGGCATCCGCTTGAATGCCCACTCCCCTTTGGTGTGCGGCAGCAGCTGGATAAACTTCGCGGCCTTCTCCGCAATGTCTTTGTCAAAACGGTACCGGAATTTACGGCTTTTCTCCTGAGCCATATCGTCGATATGGCGCTGGCAGGCCTGAATGACATACTGGCACGCCGGGATCTTCCCGCGCACAACGTTGCGGGCATACTGATTCGCGGCGTTAACGTTGGGATACGATTTCCGGCTCATGAGCTGATCATCTTCAGGAATGGGTTGGAGGTTTTCTTCTGACCGGCAAGCCCGACCAGACGCTGGCGACTGCTGGGGTCGAGGCCCAGCATTGAACCGGTAGAACTCATCTCCGATTCCTGTTCTTTTTTCGCGGTCAGCTCAGGGTTCTTTATCTTGCCGCCCATCGCGCCGGTTATGGACAGACCTTCCACAGCGATATTCTTTACCGCCCGGCGCCAGAACTCGTACGCGACACACCAGCGCTCGAGCACGGCGAGATCGGTAACGCAGATCAGGCCCTGCCCACATAATTCTTTCGTGGTCAGTTCCCACATGATCGCCGCGAGCGGCAGATTCTCTTCTTCAAACCAGTCCGGCGGCGCCACGCCCTTGATGGGGGTGAACACCGGCTCTTCTTTATTCAGGGCTCGCTTACCGGGGTTCCCGGCCAGCTCCTTGCGCGCCGTTGGCTTTGGGCGGCGCCCGGAACGCCCCGCCGTTCCAGCCATAAGCGACACTCCTGGTTAAATTTGATTTTTCGCGGGTATAAAAAAACGAGGAGGCGGGCAGTCCGGAAGGCGGTCGGCCGCAGGGATTTGACCACCCCCTCCCCCCGTACCGATGCAGATGAGAATCAGTCTCATTTGAGGGGTTGACCCTTCTCGCCGCCACCTGTAAATGACATTCATTATCATTTGATGCGGTCGCGCGCGGTCTTCTTGGCGTGGCAGGACCAGCACAGGCTCTGCAGGTTGGAGTCATCATCGGTTCCGCCATGCGCCTTCGGGATAATATGGTCAACGCATGAAGCTGCCTTGGCGACGCCCTGCTTCAGGTGGTCCTGGCAAAGTCCTTTATCACGCTTCAGGATCCGCTCGCGTATGCCATCCCACTTTGTGCCGTAACCACGCTGGTGTCGTGTCCGCCCTGGCTTGTACTGTTTCCAGCCTTCACCCTTGTGAGCGTCGCAGTAGCCTGAGGAGTCAGTTGTTGTTGATCGGCATCCGCGAACGCGACAGGCCTTCGGTGTGCGTGGCGGCATAATCTCCGACTCCGTATTAACCCCTGTAGGGTATATCTATGATTTATCCGCTATAGCCATTACGATGGGTCTACCCATGGTGATGGCAATAAAAAACCGCCCGGAGGCGGTTGGCTTAACTGCATATTAAGCGGCAGGCGCTATGAATAACTTTCATCAAAATGTTTAGCGCAATACCCTCCAGAACTAGCTACCTGTAGCGGGCCAGTATTGAACATTGCTCCCTCTTTCTGTGAAGAACTAGAGCCTGGCTGCGCCTGGGAGTTGGGGTGTATTCTCTCAACAATGATTCGGCCCTTTTCATCTTCCCGGGTGACTAAAATCAAAGCCACAATTTTAGGATGCTCATCATTTTGATAAACCTCATATCTAATGCAGGCATCGTTCTGCTCATAGAGGAATGTCTTTTCTAACGTTAAACGCGGCGTCTTGCTCATGTTACGTCTCCAGCGAAATGAGAGGTAACTTTAAAAGTAAAAGGATTTTATTCAATCTCATTTATCAGTAAGCATGCACCAGATCAATTACTTTACTGAGTTGCAAACTGTTAAAGGAGGTCGCTATTTAGGACTCTGAATATTTTGTTTTTGGCAGTTAGCCGTCCACGCTTTATTGTGCGCCAGTACGTCTTTCTTCGTCTGCTTATCCAGCACATCAATATCATGATCGGTCAGGTAGATTGGCTTCACCCAGTCACAGGCGGTATCAACTACCACCGGGGCGCTGCCACGAGTCACGCAGCTCGCGATCAACATCGTCATCAGGCATGCGGTTAACAGTCTGCTGTACATTGCTGGCCTCTTTCGTTGCTTCAACCCGGCGTTCTGCCACAGCTACCGTGGCCGCGGCGTTATCTTCGGTTCGCTGCTGGTCTGCTTTTGCTTCGGCTTTGCTGGTGCCGCGAACGTGGCCCAGGCCAAAAGCGCCAGCAATGGCTGCTATCACTGCCGCGGCCAGACCGATGATCGTTTCAATACCCATATTGACCTCACACCAGCACGGATTTTGCCAGGTTAAACAGAATGCGGCGTTTATCTAGCCCGTTGCGGCCGCCATTGATGATCAGCGTTACGCGTTCAACATCGCCGGAGTGAAGAAGGCAGCCGCGAGATGCGTAGAACCATGCAGCTGATCGGGCAGCGTAGACATCCTGCTCCAGCAGCTCGGGGTGAGTCACCAGGTCCAGCTTCATGTACAAGCCGCAGCTGCGATAGTTGCTCAGTCCGGTGATCTGTTTCAGACCGCGCCCGCGGTATTTCCACCCGTCGCCGGCCACCTGATTACCGAGGTTCTTTTTGCCCCACTCATTCCCGTAAACCAAATTGGCGATTGCCTTCTGGTTTGCTGGCTGCGTTGCCGTTCTGCCGAGGGCTGCTGCCTGCTGTGCGGTGATACGGTGACTACCGAATGTTGGCACCAGGCTCTCGGCTGCATAGTTCAGGTTTTCAACCACCCGTGTAAACCCGGCGGACTCATGCCCCATCTGGGCAATAAACATGGCCTGATCGAGCGGAGCGGTTATGCCGTACTCTTTCATTGCAGCGTCAATATGCGGAAACCAGCGCGCGGCCAGCCCGGCGCTGATACGAGCCGCCTTCTGAAATTGTGTTTGGTTCATTATTGCCTCAGATGATCAACCAGGCGCGCAACGTTGCCTCTGACGGCCACCAGCACGGAAAGGAATATGACGTTGGCACCAATGGTGGCCCACGATGAATGAGGGTATATGCCGCACAGATAGGCTAACGGCACCGCGCTGTACGTGACTGTAATCAACCACGCCAGGCGGGAAACCCACGGGCGATGACGCGAATCACCGCGACGGTAAAACATAAGGGTGATCACTACCCCGGCGCAGAGCAGCGCGTTGATAGTTGCTGTTGGGTCATTTAGTACCACCAGAACCTCCCCGGCGCGTTATCAGCGCCACCAGCGAGCCGACATCCTGGTTATTCAGGAACGTCAAAATTTTGACGGCTAAAGCAGAAACAATAACGGCACCAATGGCGTCCAGAGGTTTATCGCTGTAGCCAGTCCAGTTAGCCAGCTTTGAACCCACCAGGCCGGAACAGAGAATACCTGCGATATAAGACACAACGAAATATGCCATTCGGCGTGCCGCGCCCAGGTCTGCGGCTGTGGCGATGTAGAATACAGCCCCTGCAAACGCGCCAAACACCACACCGTAATCTGTCCCGGTCAGCAGTCCATAGACACTGGCACCCGTAAGGGCACCACCGGTCAAACCAGTGCCGGAAATCGGATCGGACATTCAGCCCCCTCTTATTGCCGTGAGTCCTCTCAGTAGATGAGGGGAAATAAAAAAGGCCTCTAAAGAAGAGGCCTTATGCTACGAGCAGATAATTTATTTTCTATCTTACATTCCAAACAGTTTCATCCAACTCAATGATGATGCTGTTATCTTCGATCTCAAAATCCATACTCCCATCGACAGTGCTGGTGTCATCCATATCAGCGCATCCTGCGTAGAAATTTATTTGAGCTTTATATTCAAAAAATCCTTCAGCTATCGATGTGATCTCAAAGGACCCATCAATGACCGAGTATCGCGCGTCACCACCAAAATCCGTAAGGAGATACTCATTAAACTTATCCGCGTTAGATTCGATAATGTCTTTCAAAGCGTTTAAATCTGATGGGTTTTTACCATTAAGAGGTAATTCGTAACTTTTAATCTGATGCATGTATCCACCTGTCTGTTTGAGGGTGGACTTAGCATATTTCTAAAACATTTATGTCAAAAATGTTTTTTTAACTAAGAAATAAAAAAACCCGCTCGGTGGCGGGTTTCTTTTTATCTGTCGCTCAGTTCGCTTTAACGTCCCGAGCCTACCACAATTTAAGCACTCTTTTGCTCACTCTGCAACATGAATCTGTCGCTATTTGTACCGAACGCGTCACAAACCGGAGCGTACAGGATCGATTCTGCAAGACTTAACCATGTATCAATGCGGCGGCGGCAAGTGATCAGGGTCCAGTCAGGGTGTTTGGCATGCAGTTCATTTGCCATCTGGAGCTTGCTCTTGCGTAGTCTATGGCGGTCAACAATGACACCGTATAGGCCCCGGTATTCATCGTTCATAAGTACAGATGCAATGGTCTTATCCACTAACAGGCCCTCTTCATCCGTGCAGAACGCCAGACCACTTTTATTTTTGCTGTTGAGGATTTCACGCAGGTACGCTTCAAGCTCAGGTTTTGTGATGCCGGATTTTTTCATACGGCGAAGCGCATCGTTGATAGCCGTCTTGGTGATTTTTCCGGATGCCAGCAGCTGGTTGAACATGTTTCCGCCAGAACCGCCACCGATATAAGACCATCGGCCCCACATGCGGAGCTTTCCCTGAATCCAGATGCTTTCGAGAGTGCGCAGGCGAACCATTTCGCCCGCCTTGCCAACTTCAGAAGGGTTAATCATTTTGCGTCTCCACTACGCCAGTACGCCGATTGCCAGCGCACGATCTAAAAACCGAAACAGCAGCGTTAACTGGTCGCCGTATTTCGCTTCAAATGCCACAGGGCCAGCGTGCAACTCTTCGTGATGCTCTCTGCACAGAGGTATCACAAACAGGTCATGCGCCTTTGTACCCATTCCACCCTGCCCGTGGCCTATCAGGTGGTGGGGATCGTCTGCCGGTTTAGAACAGCAGACACACGGCTGAGTTTTCACCCAACGCGTATACTTCTCGTTTTCCCAGCGGCGGCGCTTGGGTTTTAACATGAAGGATTCAGGGGTTTCTGGATCTACCTTCACCGCCACTATCTTTTTTGCTTTCTCCTGCAGTAGTTCTACCGCTGGTAACGATGGAGTAATGTCACTTTCGCGCATTACCGATTGCATAGGTTCGGGCTGTAGCCTCAGAGCCTTAATGGCCATGCTTTCCGGGATAACATCTGCCAGACCGTTCTTCACCAGCCACCAGCAGAACTCAGGAAGCGTAAGCACGTGGTCTTCACTGAAGCCAAGTTGACCGCTTACGGTCTTCAACAGCCAGGATACCAGGTTTTTACGGGCAATGCCTGCCAGCCTTTCAGTGGATTGATCACGTAACTGATTATCACATCCCCAGCACAGGAGCATGCTGCCGGGTTCGTGCCGCATGATGGTGAAGTCGTCCGCGTGCCATTCGTTATGAGGCCACTGACATTCACGTTTTTTCATCAGCCAGGCATCAAGAACAGACAGGCCACCAGCACGCTGGATCACCCTGGGGTTTTCGAAAACAGGAAGCAAGCTGGCATCCTCTGCCAGTGGCTGATGGGATTGTGGTAAGGCTCCAGACGGCATATCTGCCAGCTGCTCGCCGGGAGTCTCGATCACAACGCGTCCCTGACGGAACAGCCACATCAGCTCGCTTCCGGGTCGGAATAGCACAACCCCGGCAATAGGTGCAATCTCAGGTGTCAGTAAAGCTCTCACGCCATCTGCCCCTTAGCGATATGCTCAGCCCACAGGCCGCCTACCCAGCGCACACCCTTCGCGGTAAATCGCGCCTGGCTGAATGCGTGGTTTGAAGCCACTGATGTTCCTGTTTTAACTTCAAATCGTCCAGCGTCGATGTGCTGATGCCGCGGCGTCAGCGCTCCGCCCAGGCGGTACATGATTTCGTTCTCGATCAGGAAAAGGCGAAACTCAGTCTCTTTGGCTTTAAGCAGTTTCGCCACCTGGCGGAATGAGAGTGAGCCGCTGGCGGTACAATAGCGATCTACGAATTCGACTTTTGGTGCTGCTGCGGCGAGTTCAAGCGTCAATCTTTCTTTCTGCTCGGCAAGGTCAGCAGCAAGCCGCAGCGCCTCTGGCAAGGACTGAGGAACGCTCATCTGTTGTCCGCTCTCCAGCTCCTGCCAGCGGTCAACCAGGCGGGCAGTGAATTCGGGGCAGAGCTGCGCAACAATCACATAACTGTCGCGCTTATTCACCTGGTAGTGGTGATACTCCTGGCCGTTCTGCGGATGGGTGTACGGCAATGCCGTATACCCCCCAATGACTCCTTTGCTCATCAGTCGCTCAATCGTAATGCACACATCAGGGTGGCGTGATCCGACAAGCGCGGCGATGTCCCGGCTGGACATCGTTATCATCTGGCTGGCGGCTGCCGCGTGATGTGTAGTGCAAAGGTTGAACACATTTGTCTGGTTCAT